TTTATAATTTTGAGTATGATGAAGCAATAAAACAATTNATTGACAGGAACAAGAATGTCCCGCCTTGGAGAGTTAATCTTGCTGTAAATCTCCTACTACCTAGGATTAGAACACAAGTAGCTAAGCTACTTCGCACTAGACCAATTTTTGATGTTGCCCCCGCTAGTTCAGATGTAGAAGATATTGATATTGCTAAAACTGGCCGTAAAGTTTTGCAAGGTCAGTGGGCCCAAAACAATTATAATGAAAAGTTCATTGATCTTCTTCTTTGGTTAGCATTAACTGGCAATGCCTTTAGTTATATTAATTGGGATCCATTTGCTGGTCCAGTGCAACAGCTGACTCCTCAAAACTTTATTGATCAAGAAGCTATGGTACAAGCAGGTAACAATCCAACAGCAGTTAGTTTAGTTATTGCAAGTGCCAGAGATAGATTTAATAGTTTTGTTCGTAAGAATAATGGTGATGACACCATCTTCCTAGGTGAATTGGATTGGGATATTACTTCACCATTTGATGTATTATTTAATACTGTTGGTGAGTTTGCCAAGAAGGATTGGTTAATTCGAGCCCAAATCAGATCTAGGTCTTTCTATGAAAATTTGGGCATTGATACTAAGAATTTCTGGCTAGCTGAAAAGAACTGACAAAAGATTCCTTAATCAACAACGAAGAATTAATCAACTTTCATTCTTTGATACTGGAAGATTTTCTGGAGCAGGGATAGGAGTGGACATAGAAGAAGATGATGTTCTTGAACTTCATCTCTGGTTACCACCTACTGAAAATCGTAAAAGGGGTTTCTTTGCTGTAATTGCTGGTGGTAAAGTAATTCGCAAAGGACCAAATCCTTATCGCCACAGGCAAATCCCCTATGTTCACTTTACTGGTGAAAAAACTCCAGGTAAGACTCATGGGTTTTCTTCGGGGCAACAAGCTCTACCTGAAATCAGGTTGTATAATGAACAAAAAAGTAGAGTGGTAGAAATTGCAAGGACAATGTCCAAGCCTCCTTGGCTTGTTCCAAACTCTGCTAGGATTCCTAAGAGAACCATTGTTTCAGAACCTGGTTTAATTATTCGATATGCTGGAATTAATCCCCCTACTCCTGCTAAGATGCCGGAAGTTCCTAGAATCTTTTCAGAGTTAATGCTTACCAGTATTCGTGATATTGATGAACTTACTGCTCAACGAGAACCCACTAGAGGAATTAATCCTCCTGGGGGCAGATCCGCAGCAGTAGTACAAACCCTTCAAGCTACTGATGAAGGCAGTTTAAATATTATTGGAACAACTCTTGATACTGGTATTAGTACTGTTGGTCGTCTAATGCTATCAGTTGTAGATCAATTTATGACTGAAGATAGGATTATTTCCTATGTAGGTGAAAAGAATAAGCATATTGCTTTTACTTTTAAATCTAATTCACTTACAGGCAAAAATTTCTAGGCTTCCTGGTGTAGATTACTTTAATGTTAGAGTTAGTACTTTCACTCAATTTTGGCTTGGATCGCTCCGGCCAACAAGCTATCCTAAGAGATCTTCTACAATTTGGTATCTTTAAACCAGAAGATNGAAGTAAGATTTTTTAGATGGTTGGATATGGGTTGGTTCGAAGATGAAATTGATGAAGATAAAGTTGATAGGTCAATCGCCTATCGTGAAAATTTATTGATGTCTCAGGGACAATTTCAAATTCCTGTTATGGAGCAAAATCACACAGCCCATAAAAAAGAACACATTGACTTTATGAATTCAGAAGACTTTCAACGACTGCAACCCCAACTTAAGGAACTTTTCAGACAACATCTTTTCCTAACAGAAATTATGGAAGTTGAACAAGTTATTAAACCTCAAATTTTATCTCAAGTGGCTCAGTTAAAATTAGTACAAGAAGTTCAGCAAAGATTGAACTTCAATCTTTTAGCTTTACAAGGAGCTAACAATAATGCCAGAGGAAATGGACGACAGTCAAGAAGCGGGCGACAGTCAGGAAATGGACAACAGCCAGGAAGTGGACAACAGCCAGGAAGTGGACAACAGCCAATCACAGCCTAAGAGATTTCCATTTACATTAGAGGATGGAACGGTTGCTGAACTTACAGAGCAGGAAATTCTTAAAGCAGCTTCTTATGGGCTGAATGAATTAAACAAGAGGCAAAAGACTAAGCCTAAGACTGATGACAAGACATTGACTGCTGAAGATCGAATTGCTGCAATGGAGAAGCGTGAAAAAGAAAGAGAAGAAAGAGCAGCTATTAGAGAGCGAGATCAGAAAACCTTATCTACAATTAATAATTGTATTGGGCAAGAGCCAGTACTTAAAGCATGGAAAGATGAAGTAACCGCCTCTATTATTGGAAGATATTCTTTGGAGCAATTTTCTAATCCTGGAACTAAACCTGATATCAATAAAATTATCACAAGTGAAATGGCCAAATTTAAAGCAAAATTGTCTGCTGCCATTGACCCCGATGCGAAAGAGCAAGCCAAGGATGATGTTGGAGCCGGTACTGTTAGTGGTAAAACTTCTGGAGATCAGAAGCCTGCACCCCTCACTAGAAAGTCATTTAGAGATGGTTCATTAACTAATCGCATTATGGCAAGCATGGGTAAGCTTGCTAAGGAGTCAATGGAATAATGGCCTTAAACGTTTCAGCCTTTCAATCTATTCTTAAAACGGATTATCATGCTCCAATTGTTGATCAACTTGAAAATGTTTCGGCATTTCTTGCTAGAATGGAGCGACACACCAGTGAAACTGGTGGTAATGAATTTTATATTCCTTTGAGAACTGGCCGGACTAGCTCGATTGGTGCTAGAAATGATGATGCTACAGAGCTTCTTCCTAAGGGAGCCACCCCTAAATACAGTAATGTAACTTATTCTGCAAAAGCTCTTTATGCCACCATGAGAATTACTGGCAGAGCTATTAGGGCTTCTCGTTCACCTGCTTATGCTTTTGCTAAGGCACAAGTTAGGGATATGGAAGATACCGTTAAAGATCTTAGAAAGGATGTCAATAGGCAGTTGTTTGGCACAGCCGATGCTGAATTGGCAACGGTTGCTGAAGCGGGGGCAACTGCTACCATTACTATTGGGTCTAATGCCTATCCTACCAATCCTGCAAAGTTTCTTTATGCAGGATTGAAAGTAGACATTAAAGTTCGCAACAATCTTTCTGTTGCGAGTGATAGTAATGAGATTGCTTCAGTAAATAGTTCCACTGAAATTACTCTTACTACCAGTTATACTGCAGCTACCACTCAAAGTATTTATCGTGAAGACAATACTAAAGATGGCAGTCCGGGTACCATCAAAGAAGTATCAGGACTTAATGCTGTTATTGATGACCGTGATCCCAATGATATTTGGGGCACTGATTACAGTGACGCTTATCTTGTTGGTAGTGTCAGCAGGGATATTGCTGGCAATGAGTTCTGGAAAGCCAACCGAATGCATAATAGTGGCACCCTGAGAACTTTTGCTTTGGCCCTTATTCAAGAGGGTATTGATGAAAGTGAGATTCAGGCTGGTGGTGTAATTACACTTATCCAAACTAATCATGCCATTAAGCGAATTTATGGCTTGCAGATGGCTACTATTAAGGGTGCTGATGTTGGTGAGATGGAATTGGATGGTGGCTTTAAGGCTCTATCCGTTAATGGCATCCCTATGGTATGGGATGTTGAGTGCCCTGACTACCATATTTACTTGATTGATGAGGATTCCTTTGAATTGGGCGTTATGGGACCATGGCAATGGATTGAAAATGATGGCAATGGTTCCGTTCTTACTCGTTTGCCTCAGCAGGATCAATTTGAAGCTGTAATGGTTAGAGATTTGCAGTTGATTTGTAATAAGCCTAAGGCTAATGTTAAGATTATGGATGTGGACCATAGTTAATCCTGGTCAATCCTGGTCAATCCTGGTCAATCCTGATCAATCCTGGGCTTAATTAAAGTTAGGAGTAAATAATGCCCAATGTTCATGATAGAATTATTCAATATAAAAGAGGTAGATTGTTCCTTCCTACCCATCGTCTGGTAGGTGGAGCAAATGAACCAGATTATAAAGAAAGTGAAGTTGGTTCAAATCTTGGATATAATGCAGCAGTATGGAGTTCTACTGGTTATACAGTAGGTAGTCCACTTGTTGGTAAGTTTATTGTTCCAACAGACTGGAATCCTAATTTTCCTTTAGGGGTTAGTGTTTATTGGGTAACTGATTCTGCGACTACCAGTGATACAGTTGATTGGAAAATATTCTTACATATGATTAAAGTTGGGGAAGTTATTCCATTTGGAAATACTTCTGTTTTGGATACTGTAATTGCACAAGATACAAATTTAGGAGCTAAGTTTCTTCATAGAACTAGTCGTGGAATTCGTAATAAAAATTGGTCAACAATTAAAGACATTCATAATGGCCTAATGGGACAAATGAATGTTGAGCTTGATGCTACTACTGTTGATGTAGCTGGTACAGAAAATGTTTGGTTGCTTGGTGTATTGTTTGATTATGTTCCAATGCTTACCAGACAGCCACATTCTGAACATGATGCCCCTTTGACTAATGATCTCCAATAAAACGGTTTATAATAAATGGGACAGTCGTCGGCAGCGGCACTGTCCCATTTATTTTCCTGATGTTATAACTGGAAATGAATGGTATAATACTCAACCTGATCATTGGCTTAATCCTTATTTACAAAGTATTCAAAGACAATATAAATTATTTTTTGATCTTAGGGCCAGGCGTTGGGTAGTATACAAATTTGTAGATAGCACTGTTACTCAATATCCAGCAGATAAGATAAGGCAATACTGTGGCAAGTTTGCTTTAATTATGATAGTTGATGGGACAGGTAGATGTTATAGGGAACCTGGTTTTTGGCTTTACAATTTACTTCGTAGCAAATCTTTACTTCGCCGAACTAAACGAGAGGGTATTGAACAATATCTTGATAAACTTGATGAACCCAGTGAAGCAGAGAAAAATTATAATAGACACATGACTGATATCCGTAAAGAGATGAATAAAGATGCCAAGATGATTGGTAGGGTTTCTGATTTTATGTCTCGTAAAGGTCCAATTAAAGCTAGAAAAAAGGCAAAGAAAATAATTTTTGTTGGAGTTAAGTCAGGAAAGGTGCTTAAAGTAATCAAGCCAAAACAAAGGAGATAATATGTCGTTCGAAGGTTCAGATTTTGCTTATGGTTTGGAAAGATTATATAAGTTTTGGACAGCGAATCAATCTGCTGTTGAATTAGTAGCCGCACCAGCTAAAGGCAGGTTGATAGTTAAGCGGATTGTTCATTCAGCTACAGAATCTGGTGGAGGAAGTGCTGGAGATTTTGCTTTAACCGATGGAACCAATGTTCTTATTGCTTTTAATATTGGATCTGATGCACCATTTGAAGTGGAATTGGATCTNGAACTACCAAATAAAACCCCATTAGAATTGGGTTCTACTGTAGCTGGTACCAGTCCAAGACATGACATGTACATTGAATATATTAATAAGAGAGGTTAAAATGTGTTTGGTAGCCAATTTATTTGGGAATCAGGAAGTCACCTTTTCAAGTTTTTTTGGGGTGGTTTTTTCTTTGACATAGCAGCTGCTTATCCTGGAAAGCTAGTCATAATTAGAAAATTAATTATGACTGGGGCTGAGTCAGCTTCCAGGGACCAACCTTCCACAGCAGAATTACAGTTGTATACCGCTCCAGATCCTTTTGAAGTAGAAGAACCTATTATCCATGTTCATTTTAATCATATGATTAATGTGAACTTGAATCTTTATGTTAAAGCAAAAATTCCAACTAAGTTTAGATTAAAAGTAACTTCCAGAAAATTTGATTTTAAGTACTGGGTGTTGTATGAATTAAGAAGTTAATAGGAGAAAAATATGGCAGCGACTATTACAACTTTTGCTTGATTTAGAGGTCAAGAGTTAAATCCAAAATAGAGGCATCTGATTTATATTCTAATGATGAAATTGCTTCTGCTATAAATGAAGCTGTTGATGATGTTGCTGAAATAATTCATGAAATTGATCCCAATTATCCTACCAGTAAAGCTACTGTTGTTTTTACTGATTCCGATTTGGAAAAGGATTTACCTGCTGATTTTCATATCTTGGTTCATGTTAAAGATGAGAATGATGTCAACATTAGAACAACTCAAGTTAAATTGCAAGATAATACTCAATTTATTGGGGAGTTCTACATTTACAAACCTGCTTCTGGTAATTGGGTAATTGGTAGGCGAGAAGCTACATCAGCTATTACACTTAATATCTGGTATGTCGCTGAAGCAACTAATGAAGAAAGTGGCAGTACCATGTCTTTAACATTTTATCCTAAGCTTTCTCGGCGACTTATGATAATTAAGGCCGCTATGTCTCTCATTTCAGATAGAGGTCGTAGAAATAGAAGATGGGAAAGACAAGAAATTGATCTNAGTGCAAAATTAATAGAGCAAATGCTTAATACTGATAGTTCATCTCCTGAATATGTAGCACTACCTGGGATATGAGGAGAACTAATGCCTCCAATTTCTATTGATGAAAACTTTAAGGGCTATATTTCTAGCAAATCCGTAAAAGCCATTCCATATAATTTCTTAACTAAAAATACTAAAAATATTTATCTCAATAATGGCATGATAAGAAAAAGAAAGCCATTTACTGATATCACTGGTGGTACTGTAAATATTAGTCTGGTAGACCCAGTAGAAGTAATTGATGGCACCAGTCGTTATATCCACTTTAAGATTGATGATGATGGTCAAATAACTTACGCTACTCTTAAAAAAACAACTACTGAACTTGATACCCTAGTATTATCTACTGTTGAAGGAGTTGCTCCTACNGCAGATAGAATGGATGTAGCCAAAGTAGGCAAGTTACTTTACATTACCGATAGTTCTGATTTATATGCTAAAGTTAAAGGTGAAAACTTTGTTAGGCAGGGAATTGTAAAAGGCCTTCTTTCTTCGGTACCAATTTTTACTGGTACTTGGGCTTTGGCTTTAGGAAAATATGATTATGTAATTTCCTATGTAATTAAGGATTCCTATGAGGAAATTGAAGGAAATATTAGTGGGTCACTAACAGCTAATATTACTTCAACTAGCCAAAAAGTAACTGTTATTCCTATTGTGGATAATCGTTATACACATTACAGGATCTATCGTCGATTTCAAACAACAGGAGGCCCCTTCTTTAGAATTGGTGAAACAACTATGGGGTCCAATTTTGATGATACTGGTATTACAGAGAATGTTCAATTACCGGGGCCAACTCGCAATACTCAACTTACTTCTTCTAATAGGAGATGTGCTAGGATAGCTTTTTGGCGTCGTAGACTTTGGATGAGTATTAAAGGTGGGATAGCAAGAATCTATTTTAGCCTACTTAATCAACCAGATTATATGCCAGAAGATCTTTTCTTTAATGCGGGTGATGATGATGAAACTATTATGAGATTAATTCCTACTGAAAATTTGCTTGTTATCTTTAAAGAACATAGTATTTGGGGTATCTTTGGGGATAATATCAATAATTTCAGACTTAAAAGGATGCTTCTTAAAGGCACAAGTCAGCCCTGGGCAACCATTAAAGGCAAAGACCGTAGGATGTTTTATTTCATTAATGAACAAGGTATTTGGGAATGGGACATCTCTTCCAATCCAGTTAATATTGGTATTGGTTTTGTAGAAGCTGACTTTAGAGCTGTGCCTGAAACTGCTGAATGGTTTGCTCAAGTTGATCCCAAAACTGGCTATATTTGGTTTGGTGTTTATAATGATGTAACTAAACCAATATTAGTGTATAACCCAGCTATTAAGCAATTTGTTGGTAAGTTTTATACTGAAACTCCAGTAGTGGGAATTAGTAATATTGGTAGAAATGACAATGCCCTGTCATTGCTTATAATGGATGAAAACACTACAATA